GGAAGGATTGGGTGCATAGTGATTTATTTAAAAACAGAACTATCCGATGGCACAAAGGTAGACATAGAAATTTACGAAGATGAATTTTATACGATGTGTCCTAATTGTAGGAAAGAATCGCAAATTGATTTTGATGAACTAATAAAAATGTTAAATGAAGGATTAGATTTTAGTTCCACTTCACATTTTTGTGCAGATTGTAGCAAGGAAATACTGAAAGAACAAAATAGAAAGGAAAAATTTCACTTAAAATTAATCAAATGAAAAAACCGCACTTCAAGTTGGCGCTTGAAATGCGGTAACAAATGAGCGACATCCACTCAAAAAACTAACTAGCTTAATTATACTCTAAAAGAGTAACTTTTAAAAGTGGATGTCCTCGAATTAGGAGGGCAAGGGTATGAATGAAAAAGAAAAAAGGTTACTAATGTTAATAAACGACTTCTCAAAATGCATTGAAGTTTCACCACCCAAAACATGTGACGTTGGATATTGGTGGCAAGAGGCAGTAGAAAAAATGAGTGACTTTCAGTTATTAGACCTTAAAAACTATGGTTTCTTATCTAAAAGCAATCAGCCAAATCTTAAGCGAATGAACCAGTTATTAATAAAGCAAATCGAAAAAAGACAACTACTAAGCACTCTCGTATGAGAGTGTTTTTCCATTGAAAGGGGTGGTGATTATGTAGAAATATGAAAATAGTAATAGAATTACCTCTATTATCCATGTATATTTGTGTATAAGGAGGGATTATGTGAAAAAAGGTTGTTTACCAATAGGTTGTTTAGTAATAGTTATTTTCTTTATTGCAATACCTGTGTTATTTATTACTCAAAATCCAGAGAAACACAATATGGATTCTAAAAGTAAGTTAATAAGAGAATTAGATTTAACGGTTGAACAGGGTGAAGGAGTTATTAAAACATTAGCTTCTGTTGGAGTAAATGAAGATATAACTATAAAACATGATGAAAGCTTAGATAATGCTCATTTCGAAGGAGAAAAAGGTTATAGGTTATCTAATCGAGATGTTTCAAACATCATTTTATATATGAATGGTGGCGAAGTACATAACATTAGATACGCTGATAACGAAATGTACAAAGACGGTAAAGTTATATCTAAAATTAATGATTATATTGTAACTAGTTCAGAAAAATCAGAACTACAAATTAAATGTCAAGAATCTATAAAATCAGTTTTAAAATCCCCTTCAACAGCTAAGTTTGCAGGAGTAGGAGATTGGAAAGTTTGGAAAGAGAACGGACAAACGATCGTTCAAAGTTATGTAGATTCACAAAATAGTTTAGGAGCTATGACACGTTCTGAGTTCCAGTTTATTATTAAAAATAATAATGTGGTTTCATTAATAATTGATGGAAAAGAATATATGAAATAAAGCACCCTTTAGGGGTGCTTTTTATTATGCCAAAAGAGGTGAATTCATGGCAACAATTCGCACCGCAATACAAATCGAAGATCGCTTGAGTCAACCTATTCGAGCTATGCATAATGCTGTTTCAATGATGGTTAATCAAATGGAGGCTATGCATGTTGCCTCTGGAACTCTGTTTGATACTTCATCTATAGCGTTGATGCGAAGAGAACTAGGAAATGCAGCAAATTCTATGAATCAGATTGAACAAGAAATTCGATCCGCAGATAACGCACAAGGAGGATTAAACAACCGAATACGGGATGGTACAGACGAAATGAATGGGTTGGTTAAAAAAGTTGGAGCTTTAATTGGTGCTTATTTGTCATTACAAGGGTTAAGTAAAGCAATCGAGATTTCTGATGAATTAACCAATACCAAGGCTCGCGTGCACCTGTTAGTAGAGGACATGCCTGTAATTCCTGATCAGTTGGCTAAAGTGAATTTCGGTCTTGGTGACATGAGCAATATAGAACTCGCTCAACAACTTATACATGATGCTGCACAACGTTCATACTCGTCATTCAAAGATACTGCTGATATGGTTTCGAGAATTGGTACTAATGCGCGTGATTCGTTTAGTAATTTAAGTGAAGTGGTAGCATTTAGTGAACTTGTACAAAAGCAATTTGGTATTGCTGGAGCAAGTGCTGTTGAAGCTAGTAATGCAACTATCCAGTTATCCCAAGCGTTGGCTTCAGGTGTTTTACGTGGTGATGAGCTTAACTCAATCTTTGAACAAGCACCAAACTTAATTTCGACTATTGCAGATTATATGGGAGAACCTCTAGGAGCTATTCGTGACTTAGCTGCAGACGGAATGATTACAGCAGACATTGTAAAAAATGCCATGTTTGCAGCCTCAGATGATATCAATAAAAAGTTTGACAGTATGCCAGCAACGTGGTCACAAATGTGGACTTATTTCAAAAACGAAGGTTTACGTGCTTTTGGACCAGTATTACAAAAAATAAATGAAATCGCTAATAGTGATCGATTTAAAGAATTTAGTGCTAGTGCAACACAAGCTCTATACATGGTTGCAGATGCGATAAATATTACTCTAACAGCAATGACAACAGTAGGTAGTTTCGTATATGATAACTGGTCGTTTATTGCTCCAGTAATTGCAGGAGTTACAGCAGCACTAATAATTAATGCTGGAGCATGGGCATGGAATAATAGAGAAATAGCTATAAATGCACTTATGACTGCAACAGCAGCAATACGAAATTTATGGTATGTAGCAACTACCGTTTTATCAACTTGGGCAACATACGGATTCACGGCAGCTATGGCAGCCCTAAGTATTGCGATAGCAGCAAATCCGATTACATGGCTTATCGGAGCAATAATTGTATTAATTGTAATATTCTATACAGCCATAGCTGCAATAAACCATTTTACAGGGTCATCAATCAGTGCTACAGGAATTGTGGCTGGCGCATTCATGGTGTTAGGTACTTTCATTTATAACTCCATAGCTTATTTATGGAATATGTGGGCATCCTACATTGAATTCTTTGTTAATATCACGCAAGGAAGGACTTATGCAGTAAGGCGACTATTTTACAATTTGGCTACAAACGTGTTAGATGTAATTATTTCAATGACTAAAGGTTGGGATGGTTTTGCTACTAGTTTTGTTAACGCCATAATAGATGCCGTAAATAAAGCGATCCGAGCGTGGAATTGGTTTATCGATAAGTTACCAGATGGTATAAGTAAAACTATTGGTTTGAAAGCAGGCACTGAGTATTCACACCGAGAATCCATTACAAGTGATATAGAGAATCTAAAAGGGACACTAGATGATTGGGTTGGAGAACCGCCAGACGATTATTGGGAAGCTCCTAAAATGGAAATGAAGTCTTTAGGTGATGCTTGGGACACAGGCTATAACTGGGGTGCCAATATGCTTGATTCAATGAAAGGGCAAGGAGCCAATACTGATGCGCTTATGAAGTCAGTTAATGAATCTCTTGGATTAGGTGACAAACTAGACAAAGGCAATGAGGCAGGAAAGAAAACTGCTGACAATACTAAGAAAACAGCCGATGGCGTTAAGATGATGAATGAAGATTTAAAGTACCTACGTGATATTGCGGAAAGAGAAGCAATAAACCGATATACAACGGCTGAAATCAAAATTGATGCTAGAAGTCAAAACCATATCAACAATGAAATGGACATCGATGGTATTATTGATCGCTTTGCAGAAAAGGCAGAAGAGACAGCCGAAATGCTAGCTGAGGGAGGGCAAATAGATAATGTATAACTTTCTTTTAGATAATGTGCAGTTTCCTATTGCGCCTGCCGAGCTTAGCACAAAGATTAATGGCCGTAACGAAACAATCGTACTTATGAATGAGGGCGAAGTTAATATTATAAAGAAAACAGGGCTAACAGATATTGAGTTTGAGGTGCTACTCCCAAACGTCAAATATCCGTTTGCTGTTTATCCGAATGGTTTCCAACCAGCCACATTCTACCTAAAGAAGTTAGAAGATTTAATGCTGGGTAAGAAGCCATTTCGATTCATCGTGAATCGTATGTTGCCTAACGGTAATCTCCTTTTTGACACTGATATGATTGTGTCTCTTGAAAATTATGAGATATCAGAATCAGCAGAAGAGGGCTTCGATGTCAATGTACGTATTGAATTAAAACAATATCAAGATTACGGTAATAAAAAGATTACCTTGAAAACCTCTACAAAAGCCAAAAATGCAACAGGTACTACTAAGACTGCATCGAAGGCTGTAGTAGAGAAAAAAAGACCGACTACAGGCAAAGAAACTCCAAAAACTCATACTGTTAAAGCAGGAGAGACATTGTGGGTCATTGCTAAGAAGTACTTAGGTGATGGTTCGAAATACACTGAGTTAGCAAAAATCAATAATATTAGTAATCCAAACATGATTAAAGCGGGGCAGGTGATAAAACTTGGCTAAATCTCAATTGTATATATCGAGTAAAGGGCAACTTTATGAGTGTGCTGTAGAAGAAGGGATTCAATGGGAAACGAGTCGCAAAGGGACACCAGGAAAGCTAACGTTCAATGTACTTAAAGATGATGTGCTTAGCTTTCATGAGGGTGATGCTGTACGCTTCGAATATGATGGTCATAAGATATTTTACGGTTTTGTATTTACCAAGAAACGTACCAATAACAGAGTTATCACTGTTACTTGCTATGATCAACTGCGCTACTTTAAAAATAAAAACACTTATGAGTATTCCAAAAAAACGGCTGCCCAAGTACTTCAAATGATTGCAAAAGACTTTAGATTAAAGACAGGCACAATAGACAATACAAAATACGTTATTCCTACTATGGTTGAAGATAATCAAGAGCTTTTTACCATCATGGCAAATGCATTATCTGAAACAACGCTCAATACCAAAAGCTTATATGTACTATATGATGACTTTGGAGCTTTGAATTTACGTGAAGCTAGGACACTTAAAACAGATTTGTTGATAGATCATGAATCAGGTGAGTCATTTGAATATACGACATCCATTGACGAAAATACGTACAACAAAATCAAATTAGTGCGAGAGAATAAAAAGACAGGTAAGCGTGATGTCTATATCGTTAAAGATGGAAACAATATTAATCAATGGGGTGTACTTCAATTAACTGATAACCTTGGAGAAAAGGATAACGGTAAAGCTAAAGCTGATGGGATGTTAAAGCTTTATAACCAAAAAACACGAAAGTTACACATCAATAAAGTATTCGGAAATCCTATCGTAAGAGGTGGTAGCCAAGTAGCTGTACAACTATATGTGGGTGATTTAACTGTAGCCAATTTCATGATGGTTGAATCTGTTAAACACATATTCAATGAATCAGATCATCGTATGGATTTAAAACTTATTGGTGGTGATTTCATTGCGTAGCATGGAGGATATTTTAAAGGAAATTCAAAAATTAGTGATGGGTGTACTCAATGCTCAAAAGCTCACTACCGTTGCGTATGGCACTGTTTTATGTATAAGCCCATTAGAAGTTCAACTGGACCAAATGCTAACACTTAAAGAGGCCCAGTTAAAGCTAACTCGCGCTGTAATGGACCACGAAGTGGAAATGAGTTTGGATGGTGGAGCAAAGCAGAAATATAAAGTTCATAACGGTTTAATAATAGGCGACAAAGTGACAATGATTCGTGTACATGGTGGACAACAATATTTAATTATAGACAAAGAGGTGGTTTGATGATTCCAGAAGTCATAAATGATGGACTGACACTCGATTTTGAGGAAGAAATAGAGCCATCTAATACCTTCAAAATAAATAACCAATTAGATCGCTGTTATGGCACCGTAGATGAACTAGAGGCCATGAAACAAGCGGTTTTTTTAATGCTTAATATCGAACGTTATGATTACTTGATTTATAGTTGGAACACCGGGTTTGAAGCCAATGACTTAATCGGTCAACCAATAGCCTTTGTTGTTAGTGAAGTAAAACGACGCATTCGAGAGACTTTACTACAGGATGATCGTATTACAGAAGTCGATTCGTTCATAGTTACAACCAACAAAAACAAGGTGCATGTACAATTCACTGCACACACTATTTATGGTGAAATCCCATCAGAGAAAGAGGTTGATTATTGATGGCAGTAGCCTTTGACTTAGATGCTTCTTATGAGGACTTATTAATTCAGAAACTAACTAATGTGCCAGCACAAGATAAACGAGAGACATCATTGATTTATCAGGCCACAGCAGCCAATACAATCGAGACAGCACAAATATTATTCACGCTATTGAACTATGAAAATCAAATGTTCGCGGACACTGCACCTCGTGAAAACCTAGTAAGACGTGCTGCTGAGCGAGGGCTTAGCCCAACACCTGCAACGAAAGCTATTCGAAAAGGTGAGTTCAATATTGATGTTCCAATAGGTGCTCGTTTTTCACAAGAAGAACACGACTATGTAGCAATTGAGAAAATAGAGAACGGTATTTTTAAGTTGGAATGTGAAACAGTAGGTGAGGTCGGAAATTTCGAGACAGGACAGCTTATACCGATTGATTACATTACAGGTCTTGAAACAGCTCAGTTAACGGATTTGTTGATTCCAGGAGAGGACGAAGAAGATACAGAGTTTTTTAGATCACGCTATTTCAATAGCTTTGAAAGTGTTTCGTTTGGAGGCAATCGTGCTGACTACAAAGAACGGGTAGGAAATATACCTGGTGTTGGAGGTGCACGCATTTACCGAGCTAAATATGGTGGTGGAACTGTTGGTGTTACAATCATTGATTCCACGTATTCGAAGCCGTCCACAGCATTAGTAGAGTTGGTGCAACAGTTAGTGGATCCGCTGGATGCACAAGGTGATGGAGTCGGACTAGCACCAATAGACCATATCGTTACAATCTCGGCAGTTAACGAAACCGTAGTAAATATAGCTACAACATTAACCTTACAATCAGGATGGTCCTTTGCAGATGTAGAGAGGGCCATTCAAGAAGTAATTGATGGATACTTTAAAGAAATTGCCGAACTATGGGCAAAGGCTGTTACAAAGCAAGAAGATAATACAGGGTTGATCGTCCGTATTAGTCAAATCGAAACACGTATTCTTGGCATTGATGGGGTCATTGATATTGCTAATACAAAATTAAATGACACAGCAAGTAACCTTGAGCTTGATAAAGAGGCTATACCAAAGAGGGGGACTGTAAGTGGCTAGAGAAGTGGATATTTTAAGCTATTTACCCCCTATCCTGCACGAAATAAAAGAGCTGCAAAAAATTGCATCACTTGAAAATCCATCATTAGAGCGAGTATGGGAACTAACTGAATCATTGTTGAATAATCAATTTATCTTAACTCTAGATGAACGTGGTGCCAGTCGTTATGAGAAAATGCTTGGTTTAGTGGCAGGCGAATCAGAAACGCTTGAGACACGTCGTTTCCGCATTCTATCAAGATATCAAGAGCAAGCACCCTATAGTTATCCTGTCCTTAAACAGCTACTTGATAGCTTGCTAGGAGAGGGGAAATATGAGCTTACTCGAAGTACATCTGAAAAGTGGGTTCGAGTTAAATTAGAGTTAACAGTGTCTCGTCAGTTTGAAATTGTTGAGGTTTTACTCGAAAGGGTGACGCCTCAAAATATGTTGCTGTATGTAGAAGTCAGATACAACCAACACAGCACTCTAGCGCGCTTTACACATGCTCAACTGGCTGCCTATACACATAAACAACTAAGAGAGGAAGTGTTACCGTAATGCCTACTGAAACAGCCAATTATGGGTTTACAAAGGAAAATGAAGATGAATTTTATAATGTAAATACTGTTAATGCCAATCTAGATAAGATTGATACAGAAATGAAGCGAATTGAGGATGAATCAAAGAGCTTTAATCAACAAGTGATTGATAACACTAATGCTATTGCCAACGCAAATACGAAGCTCGATACCCATATCAACGATATTGTGAACCATGTGTACTATGGTAAAGACGTGGGTAACGCCGCTAACTCAAAAGTAATCACGATACCTGTGACTGTTCCTGTCAATTACCCAGACGGGCTGGCTGTGAGTTTCCGTAACGCTGTTACTAATACGGGACCTGTTATCTTGCAAGTAAACAGCCGTGCCAATATAACTGTTGTCAATTCTAAGGGCGCGGGTATGGTTGCTGGCGACATGGTTGCTGGTCTAATCTATACAGTAAGATACAACGCTACGCGGTCGGCTTTTCAATTACAGGGTGAAAGTGGGGTGACAAGTCCAACAAACGGTTCCCAAACATTCTCCACCCCTGGAACTTACTCGTTCACCGTACCAACAGGCGTCACACGTATAACCTACAGAATGTGGGGCGCTGGTGGCGGTGGTGGTGGTTCCTCTGCTTATCGTGGCTATACGCCTGGCGGTGGCGGCGGTGCTGGAGCGTACGTTAGTGGCTTCCTAAATGTTGTTCCAGGCAATACTATAACAGTGACTGTGGGTGCTGGGGGTGCTGGAGGTTTACCGCATACCGATGAAAATACTGAGTCACTGTTAACGGGTGGTGTCGGTGGACAATCCAATGTCAGCGGTGCCCCTTACCCCGCTGGCGGTGGCGGTGGCGGTGCTTGTGGTTACGGTGTAAACGTCGGTAGAGGCGGTGGCGGTGGTTCTCATGTTAACGGTCAAAGTGGTATCGATTATGGTACCGCACCACGCCAAGGATACCCTATAAGTTTTGGTACTGGCGTAGAAGGTATGCTTTCTGCGTTCATAAAAGGAACCGAAGGGCAATATGCTGGCAGCGATACTTACTACGGTGGTGGTGGTGCTGGTGGTTCTTCAGACGCTATGGCTGGGAATACTGCCTATGTTTCTAATGGAGGCGGTGCTCAAACACTTTGCAACTTCCATAAGGGTGCTGCTGGCGGTGATGGCGGTTATTCTTATGACGGTAAAGACGGTGGCATTGGAGCTGGAGGTGGCGGCGGTGGTACTTACAAGGCTGTCGGGATTAGTCATAAAAAAGGCGGTAAAGGCGGCGACGGTAGAGTTATTTTATATTGGTAACTTAAAAAGGAGGGTCAAACATGATTATTATTCCAAATTCAGAAGAAACAAAAGCAAAAGTATTAAGCGTGTTTTCGTTCGGAGAAATTGCGGTAGAGTATGACATGAGTACTTTTCCACAACCTGAAAACATACCAGGTAAAACGTACGAAATGTTCTACGACAAGGAAACAAAGTCTGTATATTACGAGTACACTGATATTCCTAAAACAGCATTAGAACTATTACAAGAAGAAACACAACAATTGAAGTTAGCTATAGCTGAATCAGCGGAGGCACAACAACAAGACAAAATTGAAAATCAATTAGCTATTGCGGAAGTGGCGGAATTAATAGCACCTAAGGAGGTTTTATAATGGCTAAATTATATTGGGATTTAATTAAAATGAATTTGCGAACTGTCAATCAGGTGCCGTTGTTGTGGCGAGAAGCTGTACAAACATTAATTGATAACGAAAACAAGTAGACGCAGCATTAGCTAGCGTTTTTTTATTGTCCAATTTAGAAGGAAATCATTCCCTTTTGTCGAATTGATTAGTAAAGGAGGAGATATAATGGGCGAAAAAATACAAGATTCGACTACAGAAAATCTAATGGAAAAAGATGTTCTATTATCTGGTTTAGTTACAATTGTAAATGAAGCACCTTTAGAGATTGGTGTTACTTTAAATGTTGGTGGATCTTTAATCACTGGTTTGTTGATTGGAAGCATTAATTATTTGAGAGGTATCTCAGAACTATTAAGTGGAAATGGACCAGCTGCAGATCAATTTGCAAAGCATTTTGAAGACATTGCAGAGGAAGTTGAAAAGACTAATGCAGAGGCAGAAGATGATAATCCGTCCCCGAACTATATTCATTTGAAAAATGCGAAACTGGTTAACGTAAACGGAAATGTAATTGAATTAGGATATTGGCGTGGTAAATTATCAAGCATCGATGGGTTTATTATTGCGAATTTAAATCAATAACAATACTAATTAGTACTCTCATTTGAGAGTGCTTTTTTTATTCGCTGTGAGAGCAATCGAGATGGGCAACAGTACACTGTACTGAATCTCGATGCTTCTCATGGCTTTTTATTTTCACTAAAAAGGGCAAAGGACGTGGATAAATGGAACAATCATTTAAATTTTTACTTAGCACAGTAGGTGGAGTAGTGTCGTGGCTTGTAGGCGGTTGGGGGTTATTAATGACGGTACTTCTAATTCTTAATGCAATTGATTTTCTATCAGGTATGGCAGCCAACTGGGGAACAATCAGTAGCAAACGTGGCTATCAAGGCATCATTAAGAAAGGCATGATGTGGGTTTGGATTGTAGTAGCTAATTTAATTTATTTAGTACTACAAGACCAAGGATTTTCAATTGGACAAATTATTCCTGATGCTGTGGTATTGATGTTCATCTTAAACGAACTGGTGAGTTTAGGGGAAAATTCAGCCAAACTAGGAGTGGACATGCCTGCACCAGTAAAAAAAGCTTTAGAAATCTTCAATTCGAAGGAGGAAAAAGTGAAATGACGTATGCATTCAAGCAATCCTTTTTACCTTCAAGCAAGTATTCAATAAAGGCGCCATACACAATGGTGCCTCAATTTATTACAGTACACAATACAGCCAATGACGCACCTGCAGCCAATGAAATTTCGTACATGAATAGTAATAACAATCAGGTTTCGTATCATGTGGCTGTAGATGATAAAGAGGTAATTCAAGCAATACCATTCAACCGTAATGCTTGGCATTGTGGGGACGGTGGAGGTAGTACAGACCCTAACGCTTTAAAGAAAGGTAATCGTCGTTCAATAGGTATTGAAATTTGTTACAGCAAAACTGGTGGTGTACGTTATGGGGTTGCTGAGGAAAACGCTGTTCAGTACATTGCAAAGCTTTTAAAGCAGTATGGTTGGGGTATTGAGCGAGTGAAAAAACATCAAGACTGGAACGGCAAATATTGCCCTCACCGAATATTAAGTGAAGATCGTTGGGGTAGTTTTTTAAAACGCATTGAAAAAGCAATGAAACAAAAGGAATCTGATAAAACAACAGAAAAGGATGATGATATTATGAAATTCACAAATGAGACAACTAAAAGTGCTGTACGTGACTACCTCAAACAAGCAGTAGATAAGAAGCTTATTGATAAGTCACACTTAGATAAATTCGACGCAGGTACGTTAACAGGCGGGGATTTTGAAGGTTTGAAAATTATCATTGCACAGCGATAAACATAAGTAAGGCCAAGACAACTAATGTTGTCTTGGTCTATTCTTTTTTATAATAATTGTTTTCGAATAATTTTTTTCATGTATTCTAAGTAAATTTGATTTTCTTTTTGTATTGATTTATAGTTTCCATTCCAAAAAATATAAAGATCATTAAGAAAAATCTTTAGATCTTTTTCGTAATTATTCAAAATGTTGTTTTCTTCAATCAAAGAAAAACCATCTAACATGTCATTAATAGCAACGTATATTGGACCGTTTAGTTTTCCTGCTAAACTATTTAAATTTATTCCCTTTTCTAAAATATGATCTTTGATTTCAATAATTACATTATATGTATTTGTTTTTCCAGAATTAGAATTAAAACATTCGTTAATAAATTCATCAATTTTTTCTAATTCTGATTCAAGATCTCTAATGGCTTCACGCTTTTTAGGATAATCATCAACCATTTTGTCAATTCGTTGTTCCTTAATAGTTATCCTAACACCAAATAAAGTTAATAAACCTCCTAAAATTCCACCCAAAATACTACCTGCATAACTTGAAAAAAACCCTACCCATTGATTTTGGTTAGAAACTTCAATGGTAAAAAAGTTACTTAAACTATCTTCTATATTGTATAACGCTAAACTATTAATAATAAAAGGTATTGATATAATAAGTGAAAATCCAATAATTACTAAAATAAGTATGGGATTTGATAAAGTTTCTCCTAATTTGGTGATGATTTTACATTTACCATTTTGTTTGAATAGTACTTGTCTGTGTGCTTTATTTATTTTAGCCATATCATTCCTCCGCCGAACCTAATATTACTATTTATGTATAAATTATTCAACTGTTGATTTAATTAACAGATTTGTAAAAGAGATTTATTGTGAAATTAAATGAATCCCAAGACGATATTATGCTATCTTGGTCATTTTTCTATTGCTTAAAAAAGAACATTTGTTCTATAATGTATACGAACAAATGTTCTCGAAGAGAGAAGAGTGATTTATATGTTGCATGACAAAGTTGGATTAGATACAGGAATAGATCCAATCAAAAAGGAATTGCTACTGGATGCTGATATATCATTAAAACGTATTGCATTTAATGATATCTAAGATGCAAAGCTGGTGGACACTGATGAATAAAATAAGGATCGCAGCATAATTAATCTAAGATCAGGACTCATTTTGAGCTTCTGGTTATTTTTTTGTTATCATAATTATTATCTTTATTTTATAAAAAGTGGATTGATATACCTAAATAATCTATAATTTAGTAGAACCTATAAATACTTTTTTAATAGAGAGAAGGTAAAATATGAAAAAATTATTCGCAGGATTTTTTCAATATAATGACGATGAGTTTAAAGAAATATGGGAAAAAGCTATTTTTGTTGTAGATACTAATGTTTTATTAAGCTTCTTCAAATATAGTACGAAAGAAACGACAACTAGTCTATTTAAATTATTGTCAGATTTAAAAAATGATAAGAGATTGCTAATACCACATCATGTAGCGCTTGAATTTTTCCATAACTTTGAGAATGTTGAATATAGTCAATCAGAAGGAATTAATTTATTGGCAAAAAATTTAATCGATTTAAAAGAGGAAGCTAATACTATTTTTAAACGTATAAACTCATCTCATCCATACATAAATAGTGATAACTTTAAATTTGTAATCGAAGATCTCGAACAATTAAATCAGAAAATCCAATTGAAAAATCAAGAAGAACTAGAATCTTTACCTGATGCTGAAAAATTAAAAAATGATTTGTTTGATTTAATTAAGGGAATAATTGGTGAACCTTATAACCAAGAGAAAATAAATGCAATTGAAAAGGATGGAAAAATAAGGTATCAATACAATGTTCCTCCTGGATGGAAAGATAGAGATGATAAACAAAAACAAAATTTTAGAACGTATGGCGGGATAAGGTATCAGCAGCTGTATGGAGATTTGATTGTTTGGAATCAAATTATAGATTTTGTAAAGGATGAACCTGAAAATACAAAACCAATAATTTTTATAACGGAGGAAAAGAAAGAAGATTGGTGGGAGAAAAATGATGGCGGCTTAATAAAAAGACCACAACCCCACTTAATCCAAGAGTTTTTAGAAAAGACTAAACAAAAATTCTATATGTATAGAATAGATAATTTTGTTAAAAATGCTTCTGAATATTTAGGAGTTGAAGTAACGGAAAAACAAATGCAAGATTTAACAAACCAAATTGAGAAAATTAGAGAGAGTGAAAGTGAAAAAGATATTACTGACAAAGGTATTAATGTTGCCGGAAGAATTCTAAATTATTTAAGTGAATCTGAGAAAGAAATTTTTAATAAAAAGTTGATGTCTTCCTATGATTCTGACTTTGACGGAATGGGTAATTATAGGTATAACGAAGCATATAATTGGGCTAGAGATGTTGCTTTAAACAATTTGGAAGATATTGCACATAAATTGACTCGTAAATTAAACTTTTATTCTCCGGAGGATGCGGATAGACTTAATAATATTCTTTATAATTTACCTATAGGTAAAGATAGAAAATTAGAATTGCTTTTTTATATAATTGATAATGCTAACGAATTATTAGAGATTAAGAGATCAGTTATTAATAATTTTATCAAAGGCTATTAAAAAATAAGAGGCTGGGACAAAAAGAAAAAATGTTAGATCAAGATGTAATTGGTCTAACATTTTTTTGATTTAGGAAGGCGTATTTAACTAATTTAAGTGAAAAAGTTAATATCCATCATTATTGTTTTTCAATATAATCGAGTTATGTCCCAGCCTCAATACATTAAAAAATCCCTTATTTTATTATTTTCCATTGGTACCCCAGAAGTACCCCAAAAGAGAATACGAAAATATACAAAAATATTAAAATCGTAAAATGCAATATATCGTGAATGCTTGATAGCATAGCATTCTAGCTAAAGAAAAGCAAGTTGTATGAAGTCACTTGAACTCTGGGAAAAAAACACACCACCGAAGTGGTTGTCATAAAAGATTCGAAACACTCGTTTACAAAACGGGTGTTTTTTTGTGGGAAAACGTTGATATATCAATGTTTGTGTTAGTTCATTAATTTATTAATGCTGAATGTAATAGGGAGAGGGACAAGTAGGAGAAATAATTTTAAGTTTTTACTTTGGATTTAGCAAAAATGTATCTTTTGGCTTATGAAGGGATAAAACAACGCCAATTCACGCCAGTGAATGACGAAATAATTGGCGTGATAAGAATTGCACGCCATATAATTAGAATATGACCACCAAGGATTTGGCAGTAATCCTCCCTTGAAATAGCGTTGCTGGAAATGATAGGATAATAATTGTTCGAGTTAAATTTAGCTATAGCTAGATAAAAAGTATTAAATGGCATGTTAGTACGTACCTATGGTATATAGTTCTACTAATATATTTATTTTATCGATTCACCACAATAAAATAATAGATGCAAAAGCTGTTTTATACCAAATATATAAAATTGACTATGGAAAAGATAAAAATAGTCATTTTACGAAAAAAAGCTTCAATTTTAATTTAGAAATTTAACGCTTATTTCATTTAGGCAAAAACGCATATTAAAAATTTTTAACCACTCCATTGAGTGGTTTTTTATTTTGCCCTGATAAGTAAGTATAGGGCAGTTCCTCACCCTTGATTCACAACCAACAACTACGTATAAATGTGATTAGGTGAAAAGATTTACAAGATATTAATATCTATTTAAAAAACAAATGTTATTTTGTTTAGGTAAAAGAATTAATTACCTATAATGGAGGAGAAGAAATAATGGAAGAAAACATTGAAGTGTTAAGAACAGAGGGGGACATTAATTTAACAAAAACTCGTTCTTTATGGCAAGAAAAACATTTGAGCAAAGAATCTTTTGAGTTTTTAAACGATGACTCTAAGTATTATTTACATCAATCTCTTTCTACTCCTTGTTTAAATATTATTGAAAAAAGCTATGGAATTTACATAGAGGATATAGATGGAAGGAAGTATATGGATTTTCATGGAAATAATGTTCATCAAATAGGCTATGGTAATGAATATGTTATCCAAGCAGTAAAAGAGCAGTTGGATATTCTTCCATTCTCACCAAGACGTTATACAAATAAAGTTGCGATCCAGTTGGCAAAAAAATTAGTTGATATTGCACCAGAAAGTTTAAATAAAGTACTGTTGACTCCTGGGGGAACTTCAGCTGTTGGAATGGCTTTAAAACTTGTTAGAAAGGTAACAGGTAAATTTAAAACTATATCTATGTGGGATTCATTTCATGGTGCATCTTTAGACGCTATTTCAGTTGGAGGAGAAGCACTTTTCCGTAACGGTATGGGCCCTCTAATGCCAGGGAGTCTGCATATAGCTCCTTACAATTCATATCGTGGTTTGTTTGATGATGACAATGGTAGATTTAAATCCCTTGACTATCTAGAATATGTACTTGAAAGAGAAAATGAAATCGGTGCAATTATTTTAGAGCCTGTTCGTTGTACAGACGTACATATCCCACCAAAAGAGTACTATCAACGTTTACGTAATATTTGTGATAGGAACAATATATTATTGATTTTTGATGAAATTCCAACAGCTTTAGGGCGAACAGGTAAAATGTTCACTTTTGAAAACTTTGGAGTTATTCCAGATATTGTTTTATTGGGAAAAGGATTGGGTGGAGGCGTATTTCCAATGGCAGCGATGCTTGTAAAAGGAGAACTTGATGTTGCCCAAGATATTGCACTCGGTCATTACACTCATGAAAAAAGTTCATTAGGTTGTGCAGCAGCATTGGCTACTCTTAATTATATCGAGGATTTTAAATTAATTGATAAAGCTAATCAATTAGGAAATTATATGAGAATACGTCTTAAAAAGATGCAAGAGCACTATGAAATTATAGGTGATGTTCGAGGAATCGGTCTTTTATACGGAGTAGAATTAGTATTAAATCGCAATTCGAAAGAAAAAGCTATATCTGAAGCAGAGCAAGTTATGTATAAATGTATGGAAAAGGGATTAAGTTTTAAAGTATCCCAAGGAAATGTGCTTACTCTCACTCCACCACTTATCATTAAGGAACATGAATTAGAACTGGCAATGGATATTTTAGAACAATCTATCCAAGAGGTTTTAGAGCAGTAA